GTCCTCTCCTGCTGCAACATACGTATCAACGGCTGTTAGTTCAACATCAGGTGCGGATGATACAAACAAATTGAGAGTATCTCCTCCGGGGTAACCATTTTCTAAAGAATTGGTATTAATTTTCAAATAATCACCATGAGTTTTGGAGAATCTCAGATTCGTAGTATAGGGCACTTCGACCTCAAGTGCGTCTTGACTGCGACACTGTGTTAAAGCAGCACCGCCGCCAGTCATTTCCTTATGAACCATTGTGTTGTAAGCAACCTCATCATATGTATTAGTTGAGGTAAAGTGAAACGCAGAGAGAGGTCGGAAATTGACAGCAATATTCCGCTGCCCGTTACCAGTGTCACGAGACACCATTAGTCCTTTTGCATTGGATTGGGGACAAAACTTCCAGCGAATCGAACCTTTCCATCCAGCATATGCTAATTTTAAATAATTAATATAGCAATTGCCAGCATAGGTATAAGGATCAGATCCTGTAGTTGTGTCTGGGCCATTGGGATCAAAACCAGACAAGGCTGGCATCTGACGCAAAGGAAACTTTAGGTAAACTTGAGCAGTAGCAGGAGATTGATAAGACAGAGTGCGAAAGAAGGTATAACGTTTAAGTAGTTGTCTGAAGGAAAGAAATCTTTCACCATAAAATAACATAGGTTTTTCTAAAGGTGTAGTTCTCACTTGAGTAGTCAAATCCAAAGTCATGGTTTCCTGCTCAGGAGCATTTTCACCTTCAGGTACAATTTCTGTTGCCGATGATTGCGGTTCCAGATCAAACATATCAAATAAGATTGACGTTGTACCACTCTGGGCAACAGGTGCAAAAGGTTCAACAGCTAATGTTGACCCCTTAGGGTTGACCAACTCAAAGTCATCACCTGCACTTACAGACACTAGAATCTTAACATCGGTAACACCATCAGGAACCACCAACTCGTTCACAACACGAGCGTAGATAATTCCATTACAAGTATCACGAGTTGCAGTCCTAGTTGCCGGTGCAGTCTCAGTGTAAAAAGTTCGCATATTATCAGTTCCTACAAAACAGTAAGCCCGATCTTGTTGCCACTTGACTTCTAAAGTAAAATCTCTACCTTCAGCCAAATCAATAATAGTATTGAAAGTAGTATTGTAGGGATCTCCAGTCAAAGGACCGGTAGGATCGTAAATGATAGCTATGCGACCGCGATGGTATTGCGAAGCTATAACTTGAAATCTATACTTTAGGGTGCCTGACCAAGCAGAAAAAGGACGTGATGCAAACGAAAGAGCCGTAGGAATGATGCGATAACCCCCAGCAACAGAGGTTCTACGCTCTGCCATTGGGTCAACATCTAAAGCCATCAACACATCGTCCACAATATCTGTAACATCCCAAGTGAATTGAAATAAGTACGATTCCTTTTGTGCGATATAATCCAATGACAACTCATCAGTGGCATCCAACTCACAAATACGAGGATCAATACTTAGTTCAGCTTTACCAGTCATTGTTAGCTTTTGTGAGGTATCACTTCCCTCAACCAAGGCTAAACTACTAACTGGAAAGTTTCGCATGGGCTTTACGTCCGACAATTCTATAGGTTTAGAATAACCAAACATGCGAGCAATAGTGCTCACGGCAGAAGCTCCGATCTGGGTGGCGAGAGCTAATGGTGCAATCGCAGGTATATTAGTCAACATTCCTGCATATTCAGCCACAGCAGATGCTGGGCCTGATATAACACCATCGTTGCTGTACTCGTCGGGTTTTGATGCTTGGGGTTCCAGTTTAAACATGTCAAAATTGACCGAAGAGGGCCCGGCCAGAGAGACAGCAACCATAGTGGGTCCTGTTAGTTTGACATTCAACATCTCAGCGAACACAGTTACAGTTACTGTATCAGTGCCAGCGTTAATTTGAGTCAAATTGGCAAAACTTCCAATATTGATTGTTCCAATGCTAGCAGCATCAAATAGAGGATCAGTCAGAGAGAGGTAATTTGTAGGTAGAAAGAAAGGCAAACACATGCATCCGCATTTGTTTGTTGATACGTTCAGAAATAGGTGAGGTCTTTGAGATTGTGTAACAAATTGGGTGTCACCCCCAATCGTTACAAATGACGAACCTGCTCCTAAGTAGGAATAAGATACTAACAAAATGCCCGCATGAAAAGGTGTTCCATTGACATAAAAAGTCAATTTTAGATCGCCTTTTAGAAGCTGGTAATTCTGAAGTTTATTAGACACTGCCGCGTTGCTCAAAAATAGAGACCAAGGCGTGAGTGTCTGTGAGAAAGCAGCTCCAACTCCCCATTGATATGAGGCTATCTGAACTTTTCTACTCAAAAATTTGCCGATGTCAGCATCAGCAGAAAATGCATCATCAGTTGCCAATTTTCGGGATCCAGTGGAACCCATAATTGCTTGATGCATAGTGTTTGAAGCATGAACACTAGCAGTAGTGCTTGCTCCGGATTGTGTTTCTAGTTGAAACAGTCGCTCAGAAACGCTCTGAGCAGCGAGTGGAATACCA